GCATGAGCGTCGGCCGCAGCCGCCAGATGCGGGCGGGCCATGGCGATTGTCTTGCGTTCAAACATGGTCATCTTCTCTTCCTGCTGTTGAAGCCTGCTGTTGATGTCGGACTGGACGCCCTTCAATTCGGTCATGAAGCCGGTCACGGCGGTTTTCATCTCTGCCGCCGGAGACAGATCTTCCCCGGCCCGAGCCTGCGCTTGGGTTGTCATCGTTTTTCCCTTCAGGTTGGTCTGGTCGCGCGGGCTACATCCGCGCCATCTCCCGGCGGGCCGCGTCAAACACCGCCGCCAATTCACGCATCGTCTCCGCCTCAGGGCTGTCGCCCTTGGCGGCCACCCGCGCACTGGGCAGCATCGGAAAGGTCACAAGCGACACTTCCCAAAGCTCCAGTTCCTGCAAGAGCCGTTGGCCCTTGTCGCTTTTCGTGGCGCGCAGCGTCCGGTACCCGATGCTCAACCCGTCGATGGCGCCCGCGGCGATCAGCGCCGCGGCTTCCCGGGCACGCTCCACGGTCTCGAGCAGCCGCCCCGTCACATGCAGCCCGCGCGCATCCTCGCGGACCTCGTCCCAGATGCCGATGGGCTGCGCGGGGTCGTGCTGCCACAGCATCTTGACGCGGCGATCCTCCGCCGCCAGCCGCTTGAGGCTTGCCGCGTATGCACCTTTCGCCACCACGTCGCCGCCCTGGTCGGGGGCGTCGAACAGGCTCGCATAGCCCTCGATCCGGCCCGCCTCGTTAACGCTCAGCACCGCGCCATCCACCCGCGCGAACTTGCGTTCCAGTCCCGTGTCCGTCTCCATACACCTTGTCCTTTCCGTTTCCATCTCAGGGCATCACTGCCAAGATCGGCTGAAACGCCTGCACCAAGATCGCCGCGACCACGCCGTAGACCGCCAGCCACAACCGCCGCTCCAAACGCTCGATCGCCGCTTCCAGCCGGTCGAGCCGCTCCTGCGTCGCCTTGATCTGCAGATCCGAGACCCGCTCATGCGCCTCCAACCTCAGGGCAGGCGCACAGTCGAAAGGCTCGAACCCGTAGCGCGGCGGCGGGCCCTGCTCAGCCATCCAGATCCGCCTCGGGCAGCGCCGGCAACCCCAGCAGGTCGCGCTTTTCGGCCGGTGTCAGGAAATCGGCCCCAGCCACGCGACTCCATTGCGCGTCGCGCTCGGCAGCCAGCGCCGGCACCTGGTCAAGATCAGGATGCAACTCGAACGCCTCGCCGCTCATCCGGGCCAGCCACGTCGCCACCGCAGCACTGACACGCAGCGCCAGCGGCAGAACCGTCAGCCGGTAGAAGGCGCGGTTGGCCTCCTGGTAATTGGCGAAGGTCGCGTCGCCGGGGATTCCCAGCAGCATCGGCGGCACCCCGAAGGCCAGCGCGATCTCGCGCGCGGCGCTCTCCTTGGTCTTCTGGAATTCCATGTCCGAGGGGCTGAAGCCCATGGGCTTCCAGTCGAGCCCGCCTTCCAGCAGCATCGGACGCCCGGCATTGCGCGCGCCCTGATGATGCGCCTCCATCTCGCCCACCAGCCGGTCATACTGATCCGTGCTAAGCGCGCCCTGCCCTTCGGCCCCCTTGTAGACGATCGCCCCCGACGGCCGCGCGGCATTATCCAGAAGCGCCTTCGACCAACGGCTCGCGGAATTGTGGACATCCACCGCCTGCGCCGCGGCCTGAAGCGGCGACAGGCCGTAATGGTCGTCTTGAGGGTGAAAGCTCTTGATATGGCAGATGCAGGGCACCCCTTCGGCGACGTCGAAGCGGTGCTTGCGCCCCGCGACCGCATAGTCATAGGCCACCGGCCAGCCATCCGCGCCCGGCACGACGCTCATCCGGTCCGAGCGCAGAACGTGCAGCTCCACCGGCACGTCCGCGCCGGTGCCCACAGCCTCGACATAGGCATTGCCGGTCAACAGTAGCTGGCCGTAAAGCGCCTCGAACAGCTCGGCGCGCCCCTGCGCGGGGTTGGGCGTGCGGATCAGATCGAGCACCGGATGCACGCTGAATCGCTGTTCGCTGTCCTGTAGCACCAGCGGCAGCGCCGCCGCGGCCTCTGCGATCATTTTGACGCAACGAAAGCCGACCGGGTTCCCGGCGAAACCGGTCCGCGCGAGGCTGACGGTGTCGCGCGGGCTCCAGGCCACGCGACGGCCCGCGCTGCCCCAGGCCATGACCCGCCCGGTGGCGCTCGCCTTCTGCTCGGGGATGGACGGCACCGCCGCCCCCTCGGCTGCCGCGCCGCTTTGCCGGAAGAAATCCAGTATCATCGCTTCGCTCTCCTTGATCCGGTATCGGTTCGGCCTCATGACCGCTTGATGGGCATCAGACCTCGAGAGGTTTAAGGAAAGTAAACCGCACCGTGCGCCGGCACGAACGGGCCACGCGCGGCGTGACAGTCTTCAGCGTGTTACGGGTTGGAAACGTTTTGTGACAATACGTGCAGGATGTTGCCTACGCTCACACAGGGATGAAACGGCATCGCAAAGGGCCCTCGTGACATCCTCGTCAAGGCCCTGCGCCCCGCGCCGGAACGCCGCGTCAGACAGGTGCCACTTACCGTGAAGGCACGCGGACCCGGTGACGACATGGCATCCGGCACCCACGCATCGCAGACCGGCCCCAGGCCGCGACGGAACATGGCAAGGATTTGGGGAGGCACCTCCAGTCCTCCGAAAAACGGCACCACAAATCCCTGATACTATTGTAGTTTATGCAGGTCTTTCGGATAAGACAGCGCAAATTTGCCGTCTCAGGCCATTATTGACCACTCCGGATAATCGCACAGCCACACACGGCAAGGACCAATGGCAGTGGCTGCGCGCAGGTGAATTTCCCTCGACCACCGCCACAACTCTAAGGCACGGTCAACCTGGCCCGGAGGTACCACTTTGGGATAGTCGACGCCTCTCGACAGCGGCGCGTCAGGTCCGAAAAAGAGCGCGTCCCGGCCGCAACACGCACGGGGCAGACACCGGCCGTCACCTTGACACATAAGCCGGTCGTGTATCTATAGCCGGAGTAATTTGCCGCTATCAGGCAAGCAAAATCAACCGGATCAAGCCGGTAAAATCGAGGTATCTTCACCATGGACGCGACGAGCAGTACGCATCAGCCCGCTTTGCGGAAAGCCGACTTTTCGACCCTTTGCGACGCGCTCGACTATGCGGCAGAAGGCGATGCCGGCGTGAACTTCTTTGATGCGCGTGGCGCGCTCTACTCCTCGACCACGTATGCCGATCTGCGCGAGCAGGCAATCGAGCTGGCGCACCGGTTGGCTGGCCTGGGCATCGCACCTGGCGGACGCGTCGCCCTGGTCGCCGAAACCTCGCCGCATTTCGTGCGCTTCTTCTGGGCGTGCCAGTATGCAGGCCTCGTCCCCGTTCCGCTGCCTGCGACGGTTAACATCGGTGGCCACGCGGCCTATGTCGCGCAACTGCGCCAGCTTCTAAACAATTGCGACGCCTCTGCGGCCATGGCGCCCGTGGAATGGATGGACTTCCTAAAGGAAGCCACTGACGATCTGGGCCTGAAACTCGTGGGCACGCCCGAGGATTTCGACCGTCTAGATCCCAGCCCGGCGGCCCTGCCCGGCGTCACGTCCGACAGCACGGCGTATATCCAGTATACTTCGGGCAGCACGCGCTTTCCGCGCGGCGTGGTGATCGACCAAAAGACCGTACTGGCCAATATCCAGGACATGGCGACCAACGGGCTCAAGCTGACGGACACGGATCGGTTCGGATCATGGTTGCCGTTCTTCCATGACATGGGTCTTGTCGCCTTCATCATCATGCCGATGGCCACGCAGCGGTCGGTCGATTTTCTTGCCACGCATGATTTCGCCATGCGCCCGCGCAAGTGGCTCGAAATGATGTCGAACAACCGCACGACCATCACCTCGGCCCCGCCCTTTGCCTACGAGCTGTCGGTCATGCGCGTGCGCCCGCACGACGCCGAAATGCTGGACCTGAGCGCGCTCCGTGTTGCTTGTGTCGGCGCCGAGATGATCAGCCCCGAACCGT